TACCTGTACCAAGCGAGGTAATATAAGTACCCGCAGTTACGCCCGTGCCTGTTAAAATCATCCCAATGGTAAAACGGTTTGTGCCGTGTGTCGTATCAGTAAACACTGTACCTGAGATTGATCCGCTTGTTGCCGCTGTTGTGGCAGTCGTGGTAGTTGTATCAGACAGAGCCTGAAACGCTAGGTTGGCCGTGGAGCCATGCGTTGAGTTCTGGAATGGGTTGCCAGCGCCTGTGCTTAGGTCATACCATGTACCAGCCGCCTGTGCGGTTACTGGAAGCGCGTTTTTGTTCCAATCAGTGCGGTTAAACTGACTTGCAGTAATTGCGCTGATGATTTGATCCATTGATTGCAAAGCCATAACTTATCCCCAAACGGTTTGAATTGTGCCGATATATGACCCATTGGATATATTTGAGAGACCTGAATTCATCAATATCGAAAGATAGGCATTATCGGCAATTACTGGAAGGTCAAAAAAATCTATAACTGGAGTGCGTTCAGCCGTTGAACTTACCTCACGCAGTGCAATTTGTTCTATTGGTTTAACCAGCACAAACGCCAGTAGGCCAATGTCAGGCGAATCAAACGTCACGCTTTGAACGCTTCTTATTCCCGTATCCTCCGGACATAGAATCAAGAACGGATAGTTAGAGGCAGTGCCTGAAAATGAACCAGCATTTGCAGTTGCTAAATTACCAACCAATATTGCTGTTCCACAAGTCTGTCTTGGTGAGGTTTTTAACTCACCATTTTGATTAATATATGTAAACTGAAAAGTTGGGTTCCCTGATCCTAGTAGACCAGCCATCTGAACAGCCATGACGCTAACGCCTTGCCCGCTTGTGTACCGGGTCAAACTTGCAGTGTTATCTAAAAACTGTTCATCTGTCGTACCCGTATCAATAAATGGATAATAAAACAGATAATCCATCAAGATCATTGGGCCTGTAGATATGGATGTTACACCGCCCTGCGTAATATTAAGCGTCTTTAAGTATGTTTTATACCCAAGATTTTCCACTGGCGGGTTGTGCGGCATACCACCGTTTACGGCCTGCCCCATTGGAGCGCCGATAAGTGGCGTAGATGCGTAATAAAATGGCAATGGATTGCCGGGGCTAAGTGTTACATCAAACCAAGAGTTAACGCCAGTTACAGCGTTCAAGTTCTTACGAAAGCTGCCGAAGAACGTCTGCCCGTTTTCTTCAGCATCTACCAAGTCTTTGTAAGAGCGGATAGCCACTTAATTGACCTCTGATGTCCCACGCAAGATTGCTGTCAAGTTTGCCAAGACCGCAGCATCCGTGTGACCGCATGGCTTGTAAACAACGCCATCGACTAAGAATACAGGTTCACCGCATTCAGCGCACAAATACAGTGGCTCATCGCCTTTGGCTAAGTTGGGTTGAGTCATGATCAAGTCTCCGTCACTGTAAGGGCTGAAGCGTTGAACTGTGGCTGAATACCAGAGGCAACGGACAGTGAACTGTTGAGCGGCCCTGAATAAAGCACGTTACCAGCACCCGTTAGGTTAGTGCCAATGGCAACATAGGTTAGCGTAGCGCCTGTTGCGCCGCACTGTGGGAACTGAACCAGTGCCGTATTGACAGCCGTGTTAGTAGCGACAGTCCAACCAGCAGATGTACGCAATACAGCGATACGGGTGTAGTTGGTGTACGAGGTTTCGTTGGTTAGCTGGCTGTTGCCAGTGCCCGGATCAGCCGTGTGCAGGCTTATGTACAAGTTTGTGTACGGCGAAGACGCAGCATTGTCCGCCATGTTTGCCCAAGCTGTAGCGTTAAAGATTAGCTTGAGTAAGTTGTTACAAGTGATGATTGATTTTGCCATGATACTTCCTTATGCCAAAAAACGTATTTTACACGGGTTAAAAGATTTTTCCATCCTAAACTCCTGTCAAAGTCTCGAACAGCCCATATGTCAAGCTGGCTCTAGCCGCCCATGCAGATGGGTAGGTCGTATACGCGGCATTGTTTGACAGATTGGCATACCGCATTGTTCCTGCCGATGTGGAGTATTTCTGCGCCAGCCACTTGCCGGTAGAAGTGACCTTGCCAATATAAAGCGGATCAGTTCCGTCTAAATCGTTTACGGCATAGGGATCTAAAGCACCGCCACCACCGCCTCCACCGCCAGTTGTTGGTAGTGGGTTTGAGGCGCTGATTGGATTGCCGTCTTCGTCCAGTAGCTCCGTTCTAAAGTCGACAATGCCGGACACGGATCTTAGGCCCCCCGGAGGCTGTCAATAAACCCTTGATGCTTTGCAATAAGATCGGCCTTAACCTGCTCAGCTTCAGCTTGAGCTACTGCCGCAGATTCCTTAACAGTCTTTGCATCTGCCGCTAGTTTGCGAAGCTCAGACGCATTCCGTACAGATTGCTTCTCAGCGGCCTGAGCGTCCGAGATAGCTTTCTCAACGTCAGCCTTCTGAGCCTGTGCATCGTTAAGAGTACGCTGGGCTTGGGCCTTAATATCATTTGCAAATGTATTCGCCGAGTCACGAACGGAAGCAGCGTCAGCCTCTGCCGACTTGACAATCTCAGCAGCGCTTTGCTTTGCATTTAGAAGCTCTTCCTTGGCTGCTGCGTATTCCTTCTGCAATGCTTCACGCAGGTAAACGATGTCAGAGGCCGGCGCTACAAGCTCAACATACTTTTTGTTCTCAGCCGTTGCTGCCTCAAGAGCCTGTAGCTTATCATCATAGGCTTTAGTGTCGGATATAAGCGACAATAAATCCAAGAGCTGGGAACTGCCGCCGACCGATCCATCAATGCTAGACGAAATCATGACTTTTTATCCTCAAATGCCGGCCTGAATGACCGTAAAGCGTACTGATCCAGTTCCTGAGTTCAGAACAATCCGAACCGCTGTTGCTGGGTATGCAAGGTTTGAATCCTTGGTTGCAGTCTGAGTTGTCAAGTTAGGGTGATCAACCCAATTCCCAGTTGCAGCCGTCCAGTCAGAAGCCTGCACAGTATCAAACGTGTATTGCACCGTGTAGTTTACTGTGCCCGTCACGGTAACGCTAAGGCTACTGTTGAATGGCGAGATGAAGACATCGAGCGGAATGGGGTTGCCGTACTTAACGGCAGCACTGGCGTCCGCAACGGTTTGAACAATTGGCCTCACTTCTTTTTCCCCTTCGCGATCACGGGTGCCTTGACAGGAATAGCTTCAGGCTCTTCCTTCTGTTCAACACCATAGCCGAGAAGACGGTTCAAGTCATCCTCAGAAATTGCTTCCCACGCAGCAGGTGACATAACAACAGTCTGCAGATCGCCTTTAGCATTTGGATACATTCTGGTAATCATATCGTTCAATCCTTCTTTTTCTTCGCTGCAGCGCGCATGTTATCAATTAAATTTGGATAGGGGCGGCCAGCTTTTTTAGCAGCAGATTTTGCGGATGATTTTTGGGCAGAGGACAGAGGCTTTGGTTTACCAAGCTCTTTAGGTCGAGTTTTATTCCATACCTTCATGTTAGCAATCCCACGCTTTGCGGGCCAGCCGGAGCCGAGACTTCGGATCCTTGGCGGCCTCAGGAAACATTTTCATTTGCCCAGCAGAACGCGCACAGTAACTATCTCTGCGCTTCCCACCTTCGGGTTGCGGGCGCTTTAGGTTTGATCCAGTCGCTGCATTGTACGCCTTACGGCCAGCCTCGTTGAGGCCACCCTTTGGGTTCTTATGCTTAGCCTTGAGCTGAAAGTCCTTCTTAGCCCGCATTACAATCTCCATGTAACTAGGGCGACCCGAAGGCCGCCCCAATCATTAGGCTTGTGTTACGCCGTAGAGGCCGGCTTGAGTATCGTCATCAGCAACGAATACATAAAGCGTCAGCCGCTTAGAAGCGTTGGCAGCGTCAGCGGGAGCAAAAGTACCGCGAACGTCGCCAGTGGTTGTCGTAGCAGGGCTTGTCGTAACAGCTGCTGCAAACGTGCCGGTTGTGACAAACGCGCCACCCCAAGCAGTCTGCACATAGTTACGGCTATCCGCACGGATCGGAAGACCAAAAACATCCGTTGAGCCAACACTGGCGTTACCAGCAAGAAGAGGCGAAACTGCAACTTGCGTTACAGTCTTAAATGCTTTCTTACCAGAAACAGTTGTTGTCCCGTTAAACGTAATAGCTTCCGACATCGCAATCCCGTAAGTATCAGTACCTGTAACGGTCGCAATTTGAGATGTGTCACCAGCGTTACTTGAAACAATTGAAACTGCACGAGGCACATCCAGAGTAGCAACCCCAGCTGTCGCAGAAGCACCGTTTATGGTAAGGTTACCAGCTACAGCAACAGCCTGAGCCGCCGCAACAGCTGTTGCCGACAACGTAGCAGGAACAATGTCATAAACATTGATCGGCGACATAAAGGCGCCCGGCTGCGTAGCCGTGCCGTTATTAGCAAAGTTCCTACCTGCCCGGACACCATCAGAGAAGTGAGTCATAAATTTTCTCCAAAATTAGGGAGGTGACGGATGCCACCCCCCTTATCCGATTAGGAAGCGCCCTGCGAACCCCAGCCTGCGCGGAAGTTCGAGCAGCCGAACGAATAACGCTCAATGGCTTTCGCCTTGAGGTTGTCGGTGTCGAAGTCCGTGTAGACATCGGTTTCGAGAGATTCACGCTCGTAGTGCTTGAAGCCGTTCGGAGCGTCGGTAAGCAGGAACCACGAGTTTGTGTCCGTGAGGAACATATTGACGCGATGACCCTGCGGAACTGCCGAGTTGTTGTAAATTGCGTTAATATCGTTGTTCGCTGTATCGACGCGGAACTGCGATTGGAGCAGGCGAGTCGCCGTCCACTGCAGTTCTGCTGGAACGATGAGCTTCGTAGGCTTCGTCATGATGCGGAGGCCCGCAGCATCACGGAAGCGCTGAACGCCAACGATGGCATCCTGAAGCGACGTTTCGTTCAAGTCGGCCTGTACCGTGAAGGTGTTGGCAACAGTACCGTTGTCGATGGGGTGAGCCGTCGAGAACAGTGGCTGGCCGTCACCAATTGGGAAGCTTGCAGAGAAGCCGTTGTTTAGAACGGATGCGCCGAGAACTTCTTTGGTCTGTTCCATCGACTGACGAAGAGCCTTCGCCTGCAGTGGGAACGACGATTGGTACAAGTTGTCCTTGATCGCCTGACGGGTGATGATGAAACCAATGCTGGTGTAACGGTTTACATAGTTCGTTACAAAGCGCTGGCCCATTTCGCCGTAAGCGGTCGAGGCACCTTCTGCTTTGATCTGCGCCAAGCCGAGCAGCTTGACTTCGACTTCGATTTCAACGGCCTTATCGGACGAATGCTTTTCGAAGATTTCCGACCACTGACCGGGGTACATCGGATAGTCGCCAAATACGGCGGCTAGACCGGGCCGGAGCAGGTCGCGGATTGCGGTTGTATTAATAGCCATTTTAAATTCCTTCTACTGGCTTATCAGATGCCGGTGATACCGCTACGATATTGGTGGTTGTTAATGACAACGTGCCAGTTAGCAAAGTTTCCAACAGCATTACCCGGAGTCGGGTCAAGTTGAAGGATTTTGCAGTTCAGCGTGCTAGTCACAGCTTCGGTCGAGTTATCGATAGAAACAGCGGAAGTACCTGTCGCGGTTGAGCCAGCAGTGTACAGGAAGTTAATGTTCAAGCCACGATCAGCGAGAGCAAGTGGAGTGCCAGCAGTACCAGTATTGCTTGTTTCTTGAATCGAGAACACAGTGTTCGGATCATCAATCACGAGAGCTTCAACGGTCGAGCCGGTGAGAACGCCCGGGTTGCCCGGCCAGTAGTTCATGAATTTTACAACGCCAGTGCTGTCGGTGTACTTAACACCCCAGAACACACCAACGCAGGTTGCACCAGCAACGCCAACACCAAGTGTACCGTCAGAAAGATTTGTTACAGGGTCGCCACGGAAGAGTGCAGTCGCGTAAGCGTTTGCGATTTGATAAGGGTTAGTCGCGCCAGTCCAAGCAGAACCATCAAGTTTCTTGACGGGCTGAAAACCATTAGGCGCATTCGTGCCGTAAGACATACGGTTTCTCCATGCTAAAATGAATGATTCGGCTTTAACCTGCCTGCTAGGTGACGCGATACGTGACGCGACATCGAATCGACTACCCGCCGTAGGAGTGGATACGTGACCACCATCGAGGTGCAGGGTACGTGACCTGCGTCGATTATATGATAATTACCCCAATTTAACATATACGTCAACAGCATAAAAAAACCCCCACCCAGTTGCCCGGGCAGGGGAAGTTCCCACAGCGCGTATCAGTGCACTGTGGCCGGAGACTAATCCTTAAACGATGTCACGCGTTCAAACGAGACGCCGCTATCTTTGTCTTCAAAACGCGGGAGGTTCGGATCGTTCTGACCAGTCCACGCCACGTCCTGCAGTGTTTCGATGTTTTCCAGATCGCGATCTTCATTACGCTCATTAACATCCCGTGTTGGGCATTCGCAGAGCATGAGGCCGCCGCGACGGATGACCTGAGCGTCCATGCCTTCATAGCCGGGAAGGGGTGGAGGAACCATCTCAGGGTGGCGCGACGCAGGAACTGGAGCCCAGCCCTTGATCATGCGGTCTGTCATGTTGTCTGGATCTGGTTCGTTAAGCGTTGATTCGCGAACCCAAGCATAGGTCATGCCAACAGGGATCTTATCCTTGGGGACATATAGCTTTGATTGAAAGTGGGTTTCAGGGCGCTTGCGCATACCTGATTCGCGGGTTTCTGCTGCTCGGCTTTGCGAGACTCTTGATGCTCGTGCCATTTTTATGCTCCTTTATTCTGTTTCATCATGTGAATTGCGTAGTATTTTTCCGCCTCAAGGTCAGTCATTCGGCCACCCTTTTGGTTACGAATCGCACCCGACTGAGCAAGCTGATGCGCCATGCGACGTTGATCAGATGACAGGCGGATAGTCTTTGACATTTTGCCTTGCTGGTTCGGCGCGCTACGCTGGACAGGGGCAACATTAGATTCGCGAGACATTGGTGGCGTTCTCTTGCTTGGGGTTGATACGCTTGTAAATGCGTCAGGATACTCCTTACGCATGTGCCGGTCAATTTCCGTGAAGTAATCGACCCCACCAATTTCATCGTCGCGACCCTCAGAACGATAGCGACGCTCGATGCGGCGTGCATACAGCGTTGCCTCTTCGTGCATCTCAGGATCAAACTCAGGAGACTGCGGCTGGAACCAATTATTCTTCTGGATCCATCCAGCTGTGCGAGGCTCAAGCGTCGCCTGAGGTTGGGCCGCCGGCTGAGCTTGCTTTTGTACCGTTGGAGTAGATACTTTTTGCTCAGCCTCCCAGTTTTCAACGCCGGTCAGATCGTTTTGCAGTTTGTAGTAAATACTTTGCAATTCAATAATTTGCTCACTGTCACCCATAGAATGAGCGTCCACAAGCCGCTGCTTTACCGAATTAGCCTCGTTGATGAGGTTGTTCTTATAGTGCGACATCATAGCAGCGTCAGACTGTTGACGCATCTGAGCTTCGTTCTGCAGGCGAGATTCAGCGTCCTGCGCACGACGCTCGGCATCGGCGGCCTTACGCGCCAACTCAGCTATGCGCTTGTCAGGAGAGCGCTTGCGCTTCGGTGCCTCTTCTTCAGGCTCCTCTTCGACTTCCTCTACCTCTTGCTCCTCAGGCTCTTCTTCCTCAGGCTCGTCAGCAGATTCTTCTTCGTCGTAATCCGTGAGGCTTTCACCAAGATCGTCTTCGGTGATCTCAATTTCTATGTCCTCTGTTGGACCTTCTTCAGTGATAGGAAGTTCTGGAATTTCGTTTTCTTCGTCCATGTTCTAATCCTTAAAAATTGCCAGCGGATTTGCCGGATTCGACATCTTCTGGACCAGAGATAACCGCCATGACGCGATCATCTGGTAAAAGCGCCACCGCAACGCCGCGATAGGAAACCATTGTCGATTCGTAGCGCGGGATAAGTATCCAGTCGCCAACCTTGCACCACGGCCCGGAACGCTCGAACTTCTCACCCTGATAGGCTTCAGGCCCGACAGCGCACACCAAGGCAGAAACCGAGGAATACTTGTCTTCAGCGCGAACCGTGTCAGGAAGGTAAAGCGTCACTTCCGTGCCGTCTTCCTTCTTGATCGTCTTCAACTCTTCAGGGCGGATGTAAATTTTAACAGCCACAAGATACCCAGCTGGCCGCATATCAAACGGCTGGCCTGTCATCTCTATAAATTGCGCGTCTATGAATTGCTGCGCCTCAGCTTCTTCATGCGGCTCAATGTTACTCATGTTCATTAGTAATGACTCCTTTTTTCTTGCTCCGGTATTTTATCATCATCAGGCTGCATCATACGCTTATACTCGTCGGCAATGACCTGAATTGCAGCTGTATAGCCACGCACCAACGCATTCCCCTCCAGAACCTGAAGGGCAATCTCTTCCGCCGACGATGCTGGAGAGTAACGCTCCCCTTGGCTCGACGGCCTAAAACGTGCATTTAATGAGTATTCTGTGGCGCGATCTCGCAGCTCACTAATACGCTCAACCGCTCTGCGGCTTAATTCTTCTGCGCTCATTTTTCTTCTCCGGTAATTTTTTATAGTTCTTCGTTGCAGTGGTAAATTCTTTGCCTACCTCCTGCGAAATTCCAACCTTCTTTGCAAAGGCTGGGTTGTTCGCGACCGCACCCATAAGGCGAAACTGACGCTTCGATCTTGCAGGCACGGTCGCGTCCCCTATTACTTGCCGCGAATTTTATTCATGGCATCAATGATTTTGCCTTCGGGTGACATCATACCCTTGCGAACCTTGGCAGCACCGCCGGCAGCACGCTTCACTGGCTTCATCATTGCGCCGCCATCAGCACAGGCCATGCCACCCTTAGCTTTCTTTATGATACCGCCCTTTGCAGCTCTCTTGGGTACAAGGCTATTCATACGTGCTAAAATTGCCTGTATTGCCGCCTGATGCTGCGCTGGGGTACTGCGATTATCCATCTGTAGCTTACGCAATTCACCCTGCGCTTGGACGACTGCTCTCATCGGAACGCCTTTGCTTATGAAGTCCCTACCTACAGTATTAAAATCCCTAGTAGACTGATTACGGTCGAAATTTTTGTTTGTCTGCACGCCAATTACATTGCCCGCGGCATCTTTTGTATAAGTATTCGTATTTGACCCATCCCTGTTTGGCGTAGCCGAACTGTACTTCGCCTGAAGAATAGCTAGCGCGTTGTGTGCGCGGCGTTCTTCGTCGGTTCCCTGAGTAGTAGCTGACATACCCGGACCCACATAAGGCCGTGCAGCGGTATTAGCTGCTGGTGTATTTGGTGTCGTAGCGGTGCCGCCAACAGCTTTCTTAACTGGTCGTTTCATATTCTTCATTCCCTTCATCGGTGAACCAATAGCAATCATAACAGCAAGGCCGTCTTTTTTGGTCTTGCCGCCAGACTTATAGCCGGGGCTTCGTTCGAAGCCTGCCTTTGACGCCTCGTTAAGCATCTTACGACGCTCCGCATCATAACGGCGTTCTAGCTCGTCTGAGCTTAGTGGCGTTTTTGGTTTTTTTGGCGGTGAAATTGGTATATTTTTACCAGTCTTTGGTATTTTATTTGGGGACGCCGGAGCAATCTTGCCACCATCTTTATAACGTGGGCCCTCAGAGCGCATTGCGCGGCCAAGAGTATCAGCCTCGCTTTGCGTTACCTTGGTATTAGTTAAACTCTCACGGCGCTTGCGTTCTGCTTCACGCTCAGCTGCGGTCGGCTGGGGAGGCTTGTTCTTTTTCACAACGCCGCCAACCTTATAGGTTGGGATAGGACGGGCGTTTGCACGCTCCTG